TGGTACTTAATCGGGGGACTCTGACGTGGCACGAGGATTGCCGCAAACAAACTCCGAGGGATTAGAGCCTCGGCAACAGCATGATAAACGAATTATGGAAAGCCGGAACACGACATTAACCACATGTGGGGAGTGCATCAACTCCCCACAGGACAGGAAGGCTGTCAATCAACAGGAAGACTTATTAGGACAGGTAGAAGCACCAACTTCTATCTGTTTTCCTTTATATAACCTCATCCCGGAAATCATTTCGGACGAAAACATGGAACGCTCGTTCAAGCGTGTCATGTCGAACCTTCATAACGCCGACACGCGAAGCGGAATAAAATGGAGGGAGAAGGTTGTTATAGATGGTGTGGAATGTACTCCACGCATGGTGCGCTATATGAAGCGCAAGAAAGAAATTATTGCCGAGCTGAAAGAACAAATAGGCAATGGCACATTTCGTGTTGAGCGTCTATCCTCGTTTGAGGTGGACGATGGTCCGAAGAGAAGAATGGTTCAAGCGCCTCCTGTAGTGAAACGTATAGGCTGCAATGCCATCATGGAGATTGTGGAGAAACACCTTTCGCCATTGCTAATAGAAAACACGGCAGCTTCGATAGAAGGACGCGGCCCACACGGACTATTCCACAAGATGCAGGAAGTGAGAGCCGAGAACTCCGACCTTATATATTATTATCAAAGCGACTATAAAGGTTATTATGACCACATACTGCACGACAAGATGATTGACATCATCAAGCAGTATATAGCCGACCCGATATTACTCCCCATACTAATAGACTTCGTTAAGGTATTGCACCCGGATGGCAACGAAGGCATCAGTAAGGGACTACGCTCCTCACAGTTTTTCGGCAACCTGTATCACAATGACATTGACCATGCCATGATAGAGGAGTGTGGAAAGGATAACTACAACCGCTTTTGTGACGACATATACATACTTGGAGACGACAAAAAAGAGTTGTGGAAACACAGGGATACACTGCACAGACTAAGTAAACCCTACAATCTGATAATCAAGCCGAGCGAGAAGGTAGCTCCAGTGAGCGCAGGAATGGATGCACTGGGGTATATTGATTATGGTGACCACTCACGAATACGCAAGCGTACAAAGGTGAACGCTGCGAGAAAACTCGCCAAGATAAAATCAAGAAAGCGAAGACAACAAATTATAGGCTCGTTCAAAGGAATGGCATGTCATGCAGACTGCCAGCATTTATATTATACATTAACAGGTAGAAACATGAAGAAATTTTCAGAAATGGGCGTGACCTATACCCCTGCAGACGGCAAGAAGCGTTTTCCGGGCAAGGTTACACGCTTGGGAGACATCGTGAACATCCCGGTAGAAATTCACGACTACGAGACACTGGACACGAAGTTTGGCGAAGACCGCTACTTAGTGTCGTTCAAGAACCCTGCGACACAGGAATGGGGCAAGTTCTTCACCGCTTCGGACGAGATGAAAGGCATCCTTGATCAGATAAGCGACATCGAGGATGGCTTTCCGTTTGAGACCGTCATCAAGTGCGAACAGTTTGACGGCAGCAAGCGAAAGTATAACTTCACATAAAGCGACTCACTAAAGATAAAAGCGTGAATTGGGCTGCATACTATATCTTTGCCTCAACAAAATCATAGCGACAATGGAAAAGATATACGGCACAACCAAACGTCAGGACGGACTGCAACGAGTAGGCAAGAATAAATGGCTGCTCTATTTCGGTCTGTATGAAACAGAGAGCGGTACATACGAATACCGCCATACGTTCACGCACAAGCCCACGCTTGACGAGATAAAGAAACTTGTTTGGGCTACGATAGACGCAGAGACCAAAGACAAGATTGTTAATCAGTTTGAGTATGAGGGCATCAAGGTTTGGCTCACAGACGAGAAGCAGCGTAACTTTGCCTCTATTGAGAACAACGAAAGTGTTACATTCCCACTTACGTTGAAGCTCAACGAGAAAGCTGACGCTACACCAATCTATCATACCTTCCAGACGCGAGACGAGTTCAAGAAGTTCAGCGAGGCCGCTGCATGTTTCATTCTTGAAACCATCAGGAACGGATGGAAGGAGAAGGACAATGTAGATTGGAGCGTGTTTGACATGTAATCACAACATCATCAATAAGAGGAACAGGAGAAATCTTGCTCCTCTTTTTTTGTGCTACAATAGTTAAAACGACGCTCACCGGTTAAGTCGCTAAATTTGCCAAGAACATAAAATCATAATGGCAATGAAAAAGATTATTACATGGTTAAAATCCAGCAACCGCGGCAGACATATCGTAGGCGGCGTTCTCATCGGCTTGGGAGCTGATGATACCTACTGTGCGCTGTATGCCGGAGCTGGTGTAGCTGGAGCCTTGGAACTTAAAGACAAGTTATGGGGCGGCAAATGGGATTGGGTTGACTTCGGTTGTACGATGGCCGGAGTAGTTGTAGGACGCTTGATAAGAGTAACACTGACAGGGAAATGAACGATGTAAGTCAAATTACGCAGGTGGCTAAAGGTATTAGCGACTATGGCATGATGGCAATAACAGCAGCCTTTTTCCTTCTCCTTTCCGCAGCTATGATGGTGGCCCTCTTCCGTTGGTTCAAGAGCATCATCGAACAGATGATGCAAGACCAGAAGGACAGTATGCACAACCTTGCCGAAGAGACACGTAAGCAGAACGACATGCTGCAAGACATATCAGAGGGTCTTCGTCCGGAGACATTGTTACGCATCCGCAACCTTACAGGTTTTGCTTTCGACCTCAGCATTGAGCAGGTGTGCCGACTTATCAAGCGTGTAAGAGAAGAAAACCACATCATAGACCACGAAGCGACAGCAGCGAAGATACGCAAGTCGTTGCTCGTTATACACAACGACCGCAACTCGCGCTTCGACTCTTTCACATATCGAGGTAAATCCATTTCAGAGTTTTGCAGTTCGGAATGGGTGGAGGACGTGGCGAAGATTGTTGAAGGTGAGATTTATAATGAAGATGGCGCAAACAATGCTCGTGCTTATACTAACATAAAACTTGCGTATGATAATATCAAGACAGACTTTTACCAAAGGTTGAACGCATAAATACAACTTTTGCGTAAAATTATATACAGATTTCTACAACTTTCTAAGCAAATTATATATTATGATTAAAATTCTAATCGACAATGGGCATGGAGTGAACACTAAAGGCAAGCAATCGCCTGATGGTCGTTTGCGTGAATATGCCTATGCAAGAGAGATTGCAACCCGAGTTATGACCGAGCTTCGCGGCATGGGCTACAATGCAGAGCGTGTTGTGGAAGAGGAGCAGGACGTTGCACTGTCTGTACGCTGCAAGCGTGTGAACGACATCTGCAAGAAAGTAGGCACCAAGAACGTACTGCTTGTCTCGATCCACAACAATGCAGCAGGAGGTGACGGCAAATGGCATGAGGCGCGAGGCTTTTCTGCCCATGTAGGCATGAACGCATCCGCAAAGAGCAAGGCCTTGGCGCAGTATCTTTGGAACGAAGCAATACTTCAAGGACTGAAGGGCAACCGTTGTGTGTCCTATGCCAAGTACATCGCCCAGAACCTTGCTATCTGTAGAGACACGAACTGCCCTGCAGTGTTGACGGAGAACCTTTTCCAAGACAACAAAGAAGACGTTGACCTGCTGTTGAGCGAGGAAGGCAAGGAGAAGGTGACAGCCGTGCATGTGAACGCTATTGTTGAATTTATCAAAGACTATTATGGATAAGAAGATTTTAGGCTTTTTGTGGGCAATGTTAGGTGTGGTTGTTGGCATCGTCTGTCTGGTTGGCATCGTGCATTGCGGAGGCTACAGCAAAGATCATGAACCTGCAGATGTGGTGCGTGACACTGTGATTGACACCATACCTTACTATAAGCCAGTACCCAAGGACAGTTTGGTGTTGACGTACAAGACCGTGACCCTGCCCAAGAATGACAAGACGCAGCCATCTATCCGTGCGGACACACAACCGGCAGAAAGCTGTACACAAAACGATGTGGCAGATGTGCGTGACAGTGCGGAGGTTACTATCCCCATCATCCAAAAGATGTATAAAAGCAGTGACTACACGGCATGGGTGAGCGGTTATGACGTGCAGCTTGACAGCATCTATGTATATCCCAAGCATGAATATATCACGCGCAAGATTAAGCAGCCTCCTAAGAAATGGCATATCGGTGTGACGGCAGGTTACGGCTTCGGTAAACAAGGTATGCAGCCATATATAGGCATCGGACTAACGTATTCACTAATCTCATTCTGACATGGAGACAATCACCGTACAGATATTCAAGGACGACGTGTATGAAGAGGTGGCAAAGGCTACCGACTACACAGGCGCGAAGCTGATAGACGGCGACGATGGAGCGCGAGACCGCATCCTCGCCACGGACAGCGACCTTTCAGACCTCGGCAGGTTTTGGGAGGAGTCGGTGCTTGCCACAAATGAGAGGCTGAAAGAGATGATCGTGAGTGGAGTTACGAAGCAGATACTTGTAACGATAACTCCTATTCCACCCATACAACAACCTAAAGATGTGGAGGCGCAGAGCATCGTTGTTCCGTCGCTTGCGACGAGGACAGGCTACGAAGCCGTGCTGGAGGTGAGCAAGTCGTTTGACAAAGGGATGAAGGACAATGTACAGTCGGCCCTTCGCAACTTCTTCATTGCCTCAATCATCGCCCAGTGGTTCAAGCTGGCCAACAAGGGCGAAGCCGCTGACTACTTCAACCAAGCCGGAGAAATGATGGACGGTGCGGAACGTCTGCTATACAGTCGCAAGAGGCCGACCCGTCCGAGTGACTAACAAATAATATTTTATTGACATGGAAGGACAAGAAAAGACATTAGGTGCCAAGAAGAGCGTGACGGCAACCATCAAAATTTCGTGGCTTCTCTTCGACATCATGAACGAGACCTTCTTGCGTGGCCGTACTATCCAGAACAAGGACAACCACAAGGAGGTGGCGAGCATGTTTGCCTCTGAGGACGAAGAAAACCGCGAGAAGATACTTCGCTCTATCAAGAAAGGCTTTGCCGAGGTGAAGACAGAATTGTCGGACTACCTCAACGAGGACGGCACAAGCACAGACAACAGCCACTATGACGGCAGCACAAATCTGACGCTTAACCTCACAATGCCGAGCAACTTCAACGAGGCTGCAACCACCGGTGTGGGCGAGGCCATCCACGACTACCTGAAGAACTCCGCCATCGCCGAGTGGTACATGGTGACAAACAAGGCAGATGCTGAACAGTACATCGCCCTTGCACAGAGAAGTTTGCTAAGCATCCAACAGGCAGTGAGCAAGCGTAGCCGCCCGAAGCGTCCAACAGACTAAGGAGGAACGCTTATGAGCTGCTGCATAGAGAATGAGGGAGCGAAGCTAAAGGTAAAGCTTACCTTCGAGCGAGAACAGTTGCTTTATGACATCAAGAACAATGCCTATGTGGAGAGCCATGTAATGGCCCCGGAAACCGAGCACGCCAAGCACATGGTGGCTGACGTTGGCGAGGAGGGCAATGTGGACCGGGTGACAAGAGTGCTGGATTTGGGTATCTCCATGTGCCGGGAAATGCTTTACCCTTGGTCGAAGAAAGAAATCGTCAAGACAGAGTTTGACGACAAGCTAAAGGAGAGGGAGCAATATCATATAAACATGAGTGTGCCCAACACTATTTCGCAAACCACGCTGACCTATGTGGAAAGGCTGATACACGAATACCTTGTGTGCCGAGGCGTGGCCGACTGGCTAAGCATAACCAATCCGTCGAAGTCGGAGACGTGGCTTGCCAAGGCTGCTGAGGCAGAACAAGAAATACGCACCTCCATCCAATCGAGAATGGAACGGAAGCGTATCAGGCAACATTGGTTAGGATAATAAAGACAAGAGCCGAGGTGCATCACGCATCCCGGCTCTTTAGTTACCTAAAACAATCTAACCTTAATAAATAACTAAACCTAATAATATCTTCTTTATCTCGGCTTGTTGGTTTGTCGAGGTGTGAACTCGACTGACGCGCCGTAGATGTTTTCATCTGGTGAGAGTGTGGCTACACCGGCAATTCGGAAATACTTGTAAGGAGAGCCACGGAAGCCCTGTAGATAATGGTCTTTGCTTGACCATACAAGGTGCCAGTTCTGCAAGTCGCGTGAACCGTAGAGGGCCGTAGATACGTTTCCTTTGCGGAACAGTCCACGCTGTATGACACCGGCGACAGTCTTCAATACGTTTGCCGCTTCAAGTTTGAGAGGACGTGTGACGTATAGGCATTTGACGGTATCTGTTAGTGGTACCGAGAAATTGAGCACAGCATTTTTAGTGTCCATGGCCAGTGCATCCGGATATGAATTGAGGTGTGAGGCAATGTTGGAGAACATCATTCCCCACTGATTTGTCTTCAGCGAGAAGACATAGGCGTAGGTGATACCGGGCGCATAGATAATGACGCGCTGATGAACATAGTCGTATAGCATCCGGCACTGCTTCAAGAACTTGGTGAACGACAGCGTAGGCAAGCACTTGTCTGTTGCTGGTTCATGTCCGAGCATGGTGTGCAGCTTGTCGAACCCGGGAAGCCGGAGCGCATCGAACGGATATTCGGAGTTGATGGCTTCGGATATGCACTGCGTCTGCGAGCCGCTGATCAGCATTATACCGCGGTCTGTTGGGAAGAGAACAGCGGAGTCAAGCTGTGTGATGCCGTCGGGATTGATGCACACGTCGCGCGTGATGGGCTGCTTGGCAGAATAGGTGCCAGTGGACGAAACCTCTAACGCCCATACACCCTCAGAGGTGAAGGCATAGAGAGGGAACTGACCGAACTGTCCTTCAGAAAGAGCCTTTGCTGCAGAACAGATACCCTTAATCTCTCCCGTGCCAACGGTGTTGATGCCAAGTACCGGGAAGTAGAAGGGGTTGTTGAGCTCGGAAGTGTAGATTTTGTTGGCAATCTCAATGGGGAAGTTGTTGTCTTCGTGTGACGGATAGACAGACGGCAGCGAAGTGAAGTTCTTTTCACGTACCTGCTCGTAGTCGAGGACAGCAAAGGCACCATTCAGGAACTCATGCTGTTTGAGGTCGATGGCATAACATGCAGCACTGAAATTATAGATAACCATTTTGTAGGCATTCGGGTTTGGGTAGAAAACATAACACCCCCACGAATGCTTACTCTTTTTCGTCGTTTGCGTTGAACCGCTGGTAGATACCATTTCAGAGCTACAGAATAACTGCATACCCATTCCATAAAAACGTTCATCTGAAGCCACAGCATATTCCTGTCCGTTTTCTTTGATGTAAACCATAATGGAATAATCATCAGTAGAGAATGCCACCATTGATATGTTTAGTGTGGAACCGTTTGGTTGCCAGTTGTAACGTCCATTGCAATATGCGAACATAGACTGGGCCAAATAGCCGGTGAATGGCTTGCGTTTGAGTCCGGACAAGTTGAGGCGACTATTATAGACGAATGAGTAATCAGCATGCAGCTGGTCATGCGTCAGATAGTCATCGGTCATAACCTCGCGCGTAACAAGAGACTGTAGATATTCATCATCAACGATAATGTCCTTTCGCTTGTTGTCGGCAATGGCATCTGCAATTTCAAGTGAACACAACTTGTAAAACGTTGAAGTGTTCTTGATAGACTCTGACACCTTTCCTTCAGTGAACTCCGGCATGTGGAAAGCCGTAGAAGGATAAGAGCGGTCAGACGAATAGTACATAGCGTAGATCTTAGAATACTCCCACTCACAGTAGTAGTCAAGAAATTCCTTAGAAGAGAACTGCCCGAGTATTTTGTCTTCTGCCTTTGTCGATGTTACGGTGTCCTTATTGTCGGCATACAGACGACCAATAAACTTTGTATTGTAGTTGTCAACATCTGACATGGAAGAAATCTTTCCTTCTTGGTCGTATGTGTATATAGGCTTGGATATGAACACATCAATACTTTTGATAATGTCTGACCAGTCATTAAGATCGTACGAGTCATCATTCCGTACAACCTTATAGTCGAGCGATGCGGCCATAAGCATGATGTCACAGACAGCCTCTGTATAGCTATTCTTTCCCTTTGCCCTGTTCCACCATACAATGGGAGCTGCCTTAGTAGATGGGTTCATGAGAATGGGTGCGGAATGATAAACAAGTGAACCGTCGTATAGACGCAAGGCATAACGGACAAAGAACGGAAAGCAGAACCGTCCTTTGTTGACAGTCTCCTGAGCAACGAACTTGTTGACTTTCGCCATTATCTGTTCTGTGATACGAGTCTTGTTGTTTTCTGTGAACTCGTTGTAGAGTGATCCCTCGGAAATACCATCAAAGTAAATGGTGAACGTACTCTTGCTATCATCGGAAAGACTGAACAAACGAGGATGGCCGACAAGACCGAACGACACTTCAACATCCGGGATATGGTCGCCCAGTTTGACGTATTTGCCAGACTTCCACAAGTAATAGTAGAAGCTGCCGGACGTAAAGACGAGCAATGTATTACCTACAGCATTGAAATGAGAAACACTATATAGTGAGCCGACCTCTATGCGTTCTGTTGTGTCCTTGTCTATTGAGGCTATTTTTCCACTCTTCTCAGAATATACGATGTAATGCGTGAACGAGGAAGTCTTGTGTATAAACTTGACGACCTCACCATCTTGAAGCTGCATAACTTCTGATGGTGCGAGGATAGGCTTCAAGGCACCGTCTTCTGGCAGGAGATTGATGGACACAGCAAGAGAACCGTCGGAACATTCATAGTCGGACGGCACAGCGGAGAAGCCACTATATTTTATTTCTTGGTTCATAACGGATGCTTAAATATTATTGGTAAAACTGTTTCGCCGTCGCGTTTCTCTGCTTGGCCTATCATGAATGAGGCACGCTGCTCTTTTATGCCGCAGTTGTCGAGCATGAGCCGTGCGAGAAGGACGGAAGACGCACAGTAGTTGTTGGAACCTTTCTTTGTCGGGTGACACTGTGCGACATGCCGTCCTATTGCATTTTGGTGCCGGACAGCAAGCAGGTAGCACTCGCCAAGGTGGAAGGCTACGTTGATACTGTCGCCCGGCTGGAGCGAGAGTAACCGCACGACTCTTGCCGTAATGGAAATGCGGCCATTACGGGAGAATGTTATGTCGGGGCGGCGTGTTCGTTCCAAGAGTTTAATCATAATGCAAAGATATAGGGTTGTTGATGAAAGATGGTTTTAAGTTTAGAGGAACGTTCAATCCATCATGTGATGATGAATTGAACGTAGAAGTGAAACTCCCGGCACAACCTTGGTATTTGTGGGTAGTGCTTTGGATCCTCATTGTAGGGGAGGTATATGCACCGCTCCTTGGTGTTGCAGTGAATACCTCTCCTACGTAGCTTGTAGAGCATGTTAGCCCTGCGTTTGGGATGGCGCATTGTTGCTCTGCTTCAAGTCATCAATACGTGTGTCAAGCATATCAAAGTATGCTTTCATAGCCATACGTTGAGAGATAAGCATGGCTGCCTGTTTGTAACCAACCTTTTCTGCCACATGGTCAAAACCTCTTGAAAGGAATTCGTCAAGGCTGTCAAGACGTTCTGCCAATTCACTGAACTCTATCTGCAAGCGGTCGATGAAGCTGTCGGCACACTTGTAGGCTTGCTCAAAGACAGACTTAGGCGACCAAGAGTCGTAGGTGCTGCCGTCTGGGTTGTTGTACTGTACGTGATAACCTTCACGCCATTCGTGGTTGTCCTCGTTCTTGCGAGCGTAACCTTTCTCTACTGCGGCCAATTCGTTCATAGGTTCGGCCTTAACCTGCTTTGTTCCGATGTAAGTTTTCATTGTCTTATTGATTAAAAATTATTCCAAAGGCCATATTTTGGATGTCTCATGGAAGTACTACCTTGTACGCTATTGGCTTTGTCGGTATCGGTGCATACCTTTTCTCATATTTGTATGCGATATTAAGAGCATGCTGCAAGCGTGGGTTCTTGCATGCGAAAAACGAACAAATAGTAAACCCCTTGTAACCGTTCCAATAGTTCGGCTTGAATGAATAGAAAGCATTGAATATTTTTCTTGCAATTCTTCTTTTCATATTGTTTTGTTATTTTTTAAGCCCAAGGGCTTTGTTAATTTCATCTACGCGTTGTCTAACACGTTTCTCTCTTAGTTCAAGATGTACAGTCAGGTCGCATTCCATTATGAGGCGTGATATTTCTGGGCGTGAGTCTTCACTCTCCAAAACACACTCCCGGAAGTCGGCTACTCCATGGTTGAAGAAAATCTCGTAGTAGTGGTCGCCTACATGAGGATAGTGATAGAAGCGTCCGCTGTCTTCCCATGTGATACGATGGTCGCGAAGCGCATTGCGATAGTCGGCAATATCCTTATCTGTTGCGAGGCGGAAGTGATAATTGCGTACTTGGTCACTCGGATGAGTGTTTCTTAAATCGCAGCCTAATGTGCACTGGGAAAAATCGGAGTCGTGCAAATCATCATAAGGCGAATAAGCTCCCCAATTGGCAAGGAACATGTTGTCCTTTGGTCTTATTCCATGCCAGAAGAAGATTTCTCGTCCTGCAACTCCGTCTCTTGTTTGTACTACAAGATCGTTATGCTTGAACCACGGACCACGGTAGATGAACAGCTTGCCGTCCTGTTCGCGATATTGGGTGCAGCCGTTCTTTTGGTTGGCGTAGTGGCCGCTGGTTCGGGCCTTACCGAGATATTCGTAGGTGCTTTCTACAAATACTTGGTCGTGGTTATCTCCACAATCGAAAGCCTTGACTTCACAAAGGCGACCTTTACCGCAAACTACATGGAAGGGTATGCCTTTAGCCTTGTATGTCTCATATCGTTTCTTAGAGAAACGTTCTATAATGATGATGTCGTCGTTCATATATATATGTTTCTTTGATGATTGGGTTTATAATAGAATGGCTTAACCTTGCCGTCTGCTACACTATTCCAATAGTAGCGTAGAGCCTTTTTAATATGTGGTTGGCGGTATGTTGCACACCACTGGAGAGCACGGTCGAACCATGTGCTGCTCATGCGGTCTATTGGAGTGAACATTGTCATGCGGACTATTTTCCGGGCTTGTCGTGAGCGCATCTTTATACTTCACCTCCTTTGTTTTGAAATGGTTTATCTGGAAGCAAACACCAATATTCCCACTTGTGTTCAGTTTTGTTTGGTACAGGCAATCCCATTTCGTTATACATAGGTGACGGATTGTCAATGTTGGCAATTCGCTTACAAGCATTGCGTAACAAGGCTTGGAATTTATCTGTAGCTTCTTTTGTCTTGCGGAATGTTAAACGAGTGAAACCACGTTCGCTAAGAAGGACTATCTCTTTGTTGAACGGTGGCAATTCGTCTGAAAGTTTAATCCATTTCATACTGTACCTCCTTTCACTACTTCTGGGTTGTCGTAGAGGTTGCCGACTATATCCACGTCGCCTTCATAATCGTTAACAACAACCCCGTATAACGACCATGTGCTTGTGCTTACAGGTTCGGCATAGACCACATCGAAGCAGTAACCGCGAACACCATCAACAACATGACCGATGATTTTGCCGTTATGTGCAAGAATGTCACCACCGTAAATTTCATGTCCGTTCTTGTCTTTTAACCCAGTATTCATGCCGAGTGTTCGTTCTTGTATCGCAACGCAGTCATTCTTTAGGTCTCCATCCTCGAAAATGTGAGGAGTTGTACCATTCCAAGCTAAATCACCGTGTATCCAGCGGCCACTGCCAATAGCTTTACCGCGAAAATTCATTGTTCTCATTGTCAGACTCTTTCTTTTTTAGTTCTTTGATAAGTGTATCTGCGAAGCGTATAGCTTCACGGCAGCAGCCTTCGAGGGTCTTGTACTCAAAGCCGTTGATTGGCGAGTGGTCTGCTCTTGCCGCATTGCCTTCGTCGGTGTAGATGGCAGGGAGCATGGCCTTTGCTATCTCGTAGCGGCGTTGTTCCCAGTTTCTATAATCCTTTTTAGGTGTAGGTCGCTTAAAGTGCTCATCGAACATTTCAAGGTTCTTTTCATAACTATAATTTGAGTCTATAAGAAACCCATTGAAATCAGCTACAACACGTTGGCCGATTTGCTCTGCTTTTCTTAAAACTTTCTTAATACCATCCTCTATTCTGGTATTAAGTGGTAAGTACATTTTTAATTCTTCCATAATTTATCTTCTACTTTTTCCCGGTAAAGGAATTACGTTGTATGTTTTGAAGCGATCCACAAGTCGGCCGTAGCCGTCATTGCGCTTGAACCGCTTTTCAAGTTCCTTGTTGTCAAGGTTTGTAGTCAGGTGGGCGAACTTGCCGAACTGTGTCCAAATCTCGTTGCGAGCGTGAAGAAACTCGTCAGTGAGCAACCCGGTGTCCATGCCGAAGAACGTGCGGTCCTGTATGCCGATGTCGTTGAGGCACACGTTTTCGGGTTTACACTGGAAGCCCTTGCTTTCCTCCTCAAAGTAAGTGAAGCGGTCGAGGTTGTTGTGGATGGTGTAATAGTTGACCATCTGTGTGACCGACACGTTGTGAAAGAAGCGAGGGTTCTTAGTGCGCCGTAGATACTCGCTGAATATCTGCATGAGGAGCGTTTTGCCAACACCTACGCCGCCCTGTATAAGGAGGTTCTTGTGTAGCTTGTAGCCACGTTCGGGGAACACTTCTTCAGCCAGAGGGCAGTTGTTGAAGTAGAGCAAGAGGAAGCGCAGCACCTGCTTGTTGTCGTCGTCAACGATGAACTTGCGGCGTTGAGGAGCCAGCACAACAGAGTTGGCGATATAGACAAGGAAGCTGGAGTGTGCACTATATACGTTAGGGTCGGCAAGGTTGTACGTCTGTGCTCTCGCCTTTTCGCTCTCTCGCCGTAGGTTGAGTGCGCATTGGTGCAGGGTGAGCCACGGTGCATCCTTCTCGCGTTCGTTCTTGCGAAGAACGGAAAGGACGGCAGCGTCCCAGTCTTTGTTGCCGGTAGGCTGACGGCCATACTTGGCAAGTTCAGCGATTAGGCATTGTGGATATTGAGCCATAGTCTCAGACATTAAAGGTTAGACATCTTGCCCACCGAAGCCGCCATTGAACTCGTATGACGGAGGTGGCAGCTCTTGTGCGTCTTCCGGCTCGGCATGTGAGGTGTACGCCTTGCGCATCCACGAACAGAAGTGACGTTTGGCATCATTGATATTGTCGTGAGGTTTTCCCTCATACTCGCAACGGCAGTGGTTGAGGAAGGAGTCGAGGCGTTTGCCAAGCTCGTCCTCGCGTATGTGGAACTGCATACATACCGGTTCGTTCCAAGAACGATCGGCACGCATTTCTTCAATCTCCTGTTCCAGCGTGAGCGTGTAGCCGGGCGTGACGTTGGGCTTGTCAGAAATGGCAGACGAGACAGCTCTATCCTTAGCAGGGCGACCGCCAAGTTTGCCGAATTTCTTGCCCTTCTTGCCGCCCTCAGAGCGTGCGTTGTTGGCATCCATCACTGGCTTGATAAGGATGAAGACACCCTTGGCAATGTCGGATAGTCCTTTAGGCTCCTTTCCGTTAAGGGCATACTCCACGATAGCCGGGTATATCTCGGCCTGTACCTCGGAGGGCATACACTTGATAGCCTCAAGGAAACTGCGATAGAATATAAAACTGTCTCGTGCCATATAAATCAAACCTCTTTAATGCGGATGCCATGCACATGCAGCATGAGTTTCCGCTTGATGATATACTCCTTTGTTCTGACTCCCTTTGTGTCTTCCACGACGGTCTGCCCGGTAGCCTTGTCGGTATAAACGAAATCGGCTACATAAGAGCAGGGGCGTTCGAGAAGAACACGTGTAGGACGATTTTTGAAATCTTTGCCACACTCGCCGTATTGTGCAGGTATCAACAGGTATGATACCTGCTCCCGAAGGTCGGAGATAAGTCCGGCACGCTGCATCATGCGTAGTTCGCCAGCTCGGTAGTGCTCTTTCTTGGATGCGTGGGAGCCTACGCGCTTGTTGCCGTACTTATTCCGGCCTTGGAAGGCATGATTATAGAACTTATCCATTAGCTGTGTTAGGCTTGTAACGGAAGATGTCCATAATCTTAGTCTCGTCGAGCGTAGCAATCTCGAAGTCAACCATTGACCCCTTCAAGCGGTCAATGACAACAGCGTGTGCGTTGTTGATGTCGGTGGCACGGACGATGAAGTGAGTAGCGGTCTTCTTCTCTCGGCCTTTGTCGTCGAGCGTGATATAGAGAAGCTTTGCGCGGAACCACTTGTCGCCCTTGTCGTTCTCGGCAATCTCGGAGTAGTTGGTGCGCTTGATTGTTACAACATCGAAGTCGCCCGAATAGAACGGCTCCATTTCTTTGGTGATACGTCCTTCAGCCTCGGTGAAAGAGAGGGCATCGACAAGGTACAACTCTGTTACTTTCTTGGTAATGCCGTTCGCCATCGTCCGCTCGTAACGGACACCACATTCATATAGCATCATAGTGTGGCCTCCTTTCCTTCGTTGATAGCCTTTACCAGTTCCTTGCTTGCACGGAGCTTGACAGACGTGTGGGCCGGGATAACCAGAGGCTTGCCTGTCTTGAAGTTGCGTGCTGTGCGCTCGGCTACCTCAACCGGGGTGAAGGTGCCGAAGCCACGGATAACAACCACTTCACCCTTGGCGAGTGCTTCCTTGATAACTCTGAGTGTGCCGTCGATGGCTTTCACTGCTGTTGAGAGGTGCAGTTTCTCTGATACTGATACCTCACGTGCCAATTCATTCTTTGTCATGATAGATAAAATTGAGTTTATAATGTTTTTGCTATATTGTTTTCGCCTGTCATAGGTATGCGCAGATCGAGAACGTCTTTGTCTGTTGCGAGTCGCCACCGGCACTCTGTCAATTCATTCTTCTGTTCGTCGATGAATTTTTCGCTTACCTCTACCTTCAGCGCATGGATGAATGGGAAGATCTTGATGATGGCGTAACGCCCGGTTAGATTTTGGCTTATAACCTGTCTCATTTTTTTTTCTTTTTTAATTTTTGGGTGAGTTGTCTAATACACCATGCACGGCATGAATTGCGCAGACCGTGCTGTTTATCGTAGAGAGCGGCCGCATCATCGAGATACTTGATAATGCGCTGCAGGTCGGTCTTACATAGGTCAGCCATCGTCGTCCGGATTGAGGAATAGTGACGTAAGCTGGTCGAAGTACATTTCATCCTGTGGAATGTCGTCGTCGGTAGCCATTATCTGGTTGGCGATGGACTTCTTCTTGTGGATGATGGCATAGAGGGTGCGGTCGATGGTTCCACGACCAAGGAGGTAGTAGCACGTCACGTTGTCCTTTTGTCCGATACGGTGTGCGCGGTCTTCGCATTGGCAACAGTCGGCATAAGTCCATGGGAACTCAACGAAAGCCACGTTTGACGAGGCCGTGAGTGTGAGACCCACGCCAGCTGCCTTTATGGAACAGATGATGAGTTGCGCCTTGCCCGACTGAAAAGCATCGACAGCAGCTTGCTTCATCATCATGGAGTCGCGTCCGGTGACGCTGACCGCGTTGGGAAACGTTTTTTTTATCTCATCTACAATCTCATGAAGACTGCAGAAGAGAATGAGCGGCTTGCCGTTGGCGAGGAAGGTGCGCGTGAAGTCGATGGCTTGCTTTACCTTTCCTTTTGCAGAGAGCGAGCGCAGCGTCATGAACTTGACAAGAGCCTCCATGCGCATCTTGCGTCGTATGTCGATGTCGTCACACTCGGTATATGTGCGCAGGTATTCTGCAAGGTCGGCTTCTGCAAGCATATACTCGTCGCGGTTGCTGATGTCAACGATGAGGTCAGTGCGCGTCTTGTCTGGTAGTTGGGTGAGCACTTTAGCCTTTTCGCGACGGATCATGCAGCGTGCATAGAGTTCTGCAGAGAGCCGGTCGAGGTTGCGCGGTGCGTCGTCCTCATCATTCCCTCGTCTCTCTTTGGAGATTTCGCCACCGCCGTACTCGGCAAGGAACTTCGAGCGACCACCGAACTCAGGCAAACGTCCCATGATGGAAAGCTGTGCTATGAGGTCGGCAGGACGGTTTACAACCGGTGTGCCTGACAGCAAAATGCGATACTCCTTGCCTTCAGCAATGCCACGTGCGAAGATGGTTTGCTGGGCTGATGGGTCTTTAACGCGGTGACTCTCGTCTATGATGATAGACTTGAAGATATTGATGTCGGGTGTGAAGACAACATCTTTCAGTCGGAACCCACCACGTGAGCCTCCCTTGATGTCCCACACGAAGTATTTGCGCAGAGACTCGTAGTTGACGACCGCCACCTGCTGCATGCCCATCCGGAGAAGATAAGGCCATGTGGTAAGCACGGAATTGTCGAGCACAAGGGCTTTCTTGTTGGTGAATTTCTCGAACTCGCGCTGCCAGTTGATTTTGAGCGAGGACGGACAGACTACAAGGCAAGGGTAAGCATTGGCACAGTCAACGACACCGATACTTTGCAGCGTCTTTCCCAAGCCCGGCTCATCGCCGATTAGAAATCGGTGCCAGTGCAGCCCGGCAAGTATGCCCTCCTTCTGATAGTCATAAGGCTCGACGCGAAGGTTATGTTTCAGAGTTTCAGCCATAAGCATTGATTGTGTGTTTTGAAATCGTTATGTCGTAGCCATTTATAAATGCTTGCTTGCGTAAGTCGGCGCATGAGAGCATGCAATGGCGAGCTTCCTTTGAGCGAGCGGCCATGCCTGAAGAAGAACGTACCCCCCCCAACCATGCCACCGCATGTATATCCGTAAGAGCCAGAGAACACAGCGAACGGACACATGCGTCTGAGGCGTTTGAGCAGCTGGATTTGTGCTGTCTGTGATAATTTCTTTTTCATACTTTGTCTGTTACATGAGGTTGAAAGCCCAATATTGGAAGGCAAGTTCTTCGTACTTCTCGCGTCCACGATTGTAGATGTCGTCGCCACGGTTGATGAACTTCTTGAAAATGTTGCAGTTCTTTTTGCTGATTGCGTAGATAAAGTCTCGGTCGGAATGGGCGATGTCCATGTACCATGCCCGGCTACGGTCCCAGTCGAAGAAATCTACAGCATTGTCGAACTCAGCTTGTGTTGAGGCGAATGTCGTTTTCAGATCGCCGCCGAAGTTGGCCATTGGCAACCACCAGTCCCATTTGCAGCGTGTGTCCAGATGGAAGGTAAATCCACCATTGCAGAACTCCTGCTGCTTGTTGACCATGAAGCGTTGTGTATCGGCATGTTCGAGAACCTTAGCGAGGAATGGGTCTCGTCGTGCTTCTGCACGCAGTGCACGCTGCATTTCGCGAGCGTGGAGGAACTCCTCCTCAGAACATTGTTCGCCGTCGATGGTCATGTGCAGGAAGTCAACACGCGAGGGTTCGGTGATGATGGCATCGACGATAGACCCGAAGCGGAAAGCAGCCTCCTTGTCACCGAACTGCATGTGAGGGTGCAGCAGGTTCTTCAGTTCGGTGAGGTCAGAATTACTAACCTCACTTCTCTGATAGTATTCGTCCGGGTTGTTAATCTTCGTCATAATCGTCGTAATCAGGTTCATATTCAACTTCGCCCTCACCGTCGCACACCTCGCAGATTTCCTTTTCGCCCTTGATGAAGTGCATTCGTTTTGCAATAGCCTCTTCTTCCGTTTCGGGAAGCATATTCCATGTTTCTTCGGAACATTCTGTTTCGTAGTCTGCCTCAAAGTCGTAGGCGTACCAATGATAGCCCTTGCCGCCACATGCAGCACATTCGACCATCGTAGGCTCTCGTTCATTCCAAGGTGCGCGTGGGTCGAACTCCGCACCGGCAGGATAATAACCACTTTCGTACATAACTGTTTATTTAGCTTTTACTTCCTCATCATAGGAAACTGATGTTGAACTGATGAACTCGGGGTGGTCCTTGTCGTTAGCCACCTTCTCGCAGAACGTGATCTGCTTTTTGAATATCTTGGCGAGGTCTTCGACCGACATAAACTGTCCCTCCTTGGACCACCACATAGATACGGCAGCGAGAACGCCCTGTGCGTCGTGGAAGTGAATACGTTTCTTGACAGAGGTCTTCGGTTGGTAGCCAGCCGGAGAAACAACCGCTTGCTGACCGAACAGGTTGCCAATCTCGGAAGCCTCGGCTTGCATCTTCTTCTTGGCTGCTTCCTCTTCCTCCTTGCGCTTGCGCTCAGCCTCGATACGTGCGGCTTCGGCTTGCTCACATGCTTTCAGTTCAGCAGCAATGCGTGCCTTCTCTTCCTCGTTGGCTTTCTGCATACGTTCCAGTTCTGCTTTCTTTGATGGCAGCATGTCGATGATGGAGTCACGATATTCGGCCACCTCGAACTGAAACTGCTCACGGAACTGTTGCATGAGCTTGGAAAGGATGGAAGAACGAATGCCCGGCAGCTGGTCTCTCATGTCTGCAATTTCAGTCGGGATAAGGACTGTAGAGTTCAGCTTGTTTCCATAGTCAGCCGGAAGCGTGACGGGATATTCACGGATGGTCTTGCACTGTGCTTCGTAGTTTTCGAGGGTCAGACCGCTGTTGAGCTTTGTCAGCTCGTTTGTGGCATTGGTCGTATATACATTGAACTGACGCTTGAAGTCGTCCTCCACGTCCTGCTTGTAGCGGCTGAGAGCCTGTTCGCGCTGCTGACGGATAACCTCTTCACGGCGGCGGCGTTCTTCCTCTTCACGCTTTCGTGCTGCATAGGCATTGCGTTCCTGCTGAATTTGATAAGGGATAGAGCCGGTCTTGTTAGGATCGACAGAATTTTCCATGCCGGTGAACTCGGAACGTATCTGGTCGAATATCTTGGTGATGGCAGAACGGTTGGTGTTCATCTTCTTCACCGTGTTACGAGCCTTGTTGATGTAGTTGGCGCACTGCATATCCAGTTCGTCGTTCATGCCGTTGGCCTTGATTTGTGCAAGGAGTTTCTGACCGTACTCGGTGCAACGCTTGGACGAGGTTGTGTTGTCCTTGTAAATCTGTGGCGCGGATTGCGCTATCATCTGTACGTTTTCCTTGCGTACGATGGTGAGGTCTGTTGTCTGTTCACTCATTGTTGTAAGTATTATAGGGTTAGAATGTATCATCGTCGTCGTTGGCGGCAGGGTCAACGGTTACTCCTGCAGACGTGTCGGTCTGAGGTGCGAAGTCCTGCTTCTCTTGGATAATCTCGCCAGTGGTGGTGTCAACCTTCTCGCCATCACCGGTAACGCCGTAGATGTCGTCAGTGATTTCTGTCTCGTCAACCTGCTGTGACTCCAACTGCGTAGCACGACCGACACGTGCCTTCGGATAGGTCTTGAAGGCGTGCTTGATGCACTTGGCAACGAGGAAGCCGGGGTCAATCTGTCCGCCTTGTGCAACGTAGAGCGCATTGGGTTTGCCGTTCTCCCACGTCTTGGTCTGATAATTGTACTTGCCGTTCTGACGAGCGGAGTAGTTGGAGAGTCGTGTCCAGTCTTCAGGCAGCATGACAGCATAGTCGATAGAACCATCGGCGCGAGTGATCTTCATGAAGCAAGCAACGATACGACCAGTGGTGTGGGGAAGACGACATGTGTAGTTGACGAATTTTTGTCCGTCGCGTTCGCCATACTCGAAGCTGTCCTCTTCGTACACGATAACAGGGTTGTCGGCGTGGCGTATCTGGCCGCAGCGTGCACGAAGCACCAGCTCGCCATATCCGGACACGGTGAGCATGCAGTGTGTCTCGTACTTGTTTTTCTTCTGTCCGTTGTCATAGTAGCTGTCAACGGCGACGGAGCGAGCGAGGAGGTAGGCTTGCGCCTTGGTGCCGGGGTCGAGGGTGAGTCCGGAAATTGCCACGTCGAGGAAAGCTGTGAAGAGCGAGAACTTTGTGCACGTCTTGCGCACGTCCTCTTTCTCAGAAAGCAGACGGTTGAAGTTGCGTGACTCGCGCTCGTAGGCTGCTTCGCCTGATGTTCCGGTTGATGGTGTCCACATTGCCTCGTAGATCTGGATGAACTTGTCGCGTACATTGTCGTTGCGAACAATCGCAGTAGGTTCCATTGCGTTGATTTGCTCAACTGTAAGTCCTATCTTACTCATAGTGTTAAAAATTAAAAGATGAATATTATTTGTTTGTCTGTGAGCCGCAGGTGGGAGTCGAACCGCACTAATGCACTCCGTGAGCATATTTGAGCCTTGTACTTCGGCTGTAACACGCCTTCTGTGGTTCCCGTTGCGCCGGGATGCCCTTTCCGATTAAGCATTCTATCTGCGGCAGTTGAGGCTACTTTTCAAGGTAGTCTTGTTGTATCCTCTGCAATAGCCGCAGGTAGGCTGTACGGTATTCGACTTTGCCCGGACGCTTGTAGGCAAGGACTTTGCCCTGCTTGCGCCACCGCTCCACATTGCCACGACCGAACATCTGAAAAGCTTTGTTCTGGCTGATGAACTCGGGGTCGTTGGCATCCTGCTTAATCATGTGGACCACCTTTGCGGCCACATCATTGAGGAAGGTGGAGTAGCGTACGCACTTGTCGGGGAAGTTGAGGAAGTCCATTATAGTTCGCCCTCCTGTCGGCTCATTGGGTTTGGGGTCTCGTCGGCTTCATCGCACAGCTTGTCGAAGAACTGAAGCAACCAGTCATGCTTGCGCCACTTGTTGAAGAGAAAGATGGTGAGAGCAAGCAGCAGGAAACCGAGGGCCTTGTCGAGGATAAGGTGGAAGAGGTACGCGAAGAAACTGTTGTCTTGCTCCTCTCCGAAAAGGAAGAGTGTTCCTGCGCATCCGATGATAAGTAGGATGCAAACGCGGATGATAGAATATGCTTTATTCATTTTTTGTTGTTATTAGTGGTTGCACATGGTGGTGTCTTTGCGTACTCAACGTAACGGTTGAGGAACATGCAGAAACAGCCGTTGAGAGCATTGAAGGACTGTTTGCAGGAGGTGCAGAACTTATTAGACATTAGTTGTAGAGGTTTATGCCCAACTTGTTGAACGCCTCTTCTTCTGCAACGGATCCGCGCCAAGCGTCGAGATAATCGTTGATGGCTTTCTCGTTGTTGGCATCGGCCTTTTCGTTGTAGCCGAAGTCCTTGCAGAAGGCTGACCAGCTAATACGGTCGAGTTCTTCGTTAGACAATTGGGTTGAGGTGTTGCAGCTGATGAGGCTTGCAACAAGGAGTGCTGATGTGATGATTAACTTTTTCATTGTTCTTTACTTTATTCGGGTTATTACTTGTTCTCCAGTCTTCGTTGTTGTGCTGAACACATAGCCTTTCTCTTTGAGTTCACAGCAGGTCTTTATGACGGTCTTGTTACTGTATCCTTCGGGAGCAAGGCGAGTTTCACCAACCGACATCTGCATTAAAGCATCGGAAAGTGAAGCGGTTTTAAGTCGTTTTATTTCCATTTATTCGTTATTTTGATTACTTTTTAGTATCTTTATGCCGCAAAGGTAATCAAAATAGATTTACCTACATCAAAAACGAGTAGGTTTCTGTTCGGAATTAAGAATTATTAACTATATGATGATTTATCTAAATCGAAAATGCTTATGAATATTGAAAGAGTTAACATCGGTTTAAGCATTGAGCAGAAACTCAATGAACTTGGTATGTCAAAGTCTGAGTTTGGTCGAAAAATAGGCGTACCCCAACAAAATGTGAATAGGATACTTGATAAAACAAGTATTGATACAGACAAACTCGCAACAATAAGTGAAGCCTTGGGTTATAACTTCTTCAAAGAATACACGGATGATTTATCTGATACGTCGATGGAGGTTTCGTTGGCAGGAAATAATAATCAAGTCAATGGGAACGGGGCGCATAACAACATCAACGGTGATGTAAGTGCTGCTATTTGGGAAGAGCGAGTAAAGAGCCTTGAAGCCCTACTTGCGGAAAAGGAGAGACTGATTAAGGTTTATGAGAAGATGGTGGAGAAATGAAATATATTCTGCACTTTATCGGAACTATTATGCTTACCGCGATTTGTAGTTTAATCGCGGCAACCATGTTGGGAGTCTTACGCTATCTTGGATATTTGCTGTCTTGGGTAGAAAAGCCAACCCTTGTGAATATTCTTGGGATGGCACTAATCCTATGGGCTATAATGTTGCTACGTGGGGTAATATCTGTTATTGCTTTCATGTACCATTGTTGGAAAGACCCATATTTCAAACAAGCTACATTCCAGACGGGAATTAGCTGGAAAGAATATAAACGCTTTAAAGAAATTAAATGATATGGACGGCAATAAAGATTTGATGAAACTTAAAGATAGAAAAACGGAGAAAGTATTGGGCATAGCAACATATATCTCTATGTTTACACCATTCTTGTTTCTGTCAAACAATGGACATAAATGCGAATATGACGACTGTATGATGATTTTCTATGATGATAAATTTGGTTGCTGCATACAGAAAGGCATCAATGATTTATGCCTACTTCTTGCAACCATGTGGAGCTTTGCCGTTGTAGGTGGAGCATTAGTCTTAAGCAAGAACAAAAGTGCAATTTCCCCATTTTTGTTCATTGGTGTACTACTTGCCATATCGGTATTTGCTGCACTATTAGACCCTTCAAAATGGCATTTCGTCATTGCTTCATCTATCCCAGCTGTCATGTTTACATCGTGTGCAATCTTTGACATCAAGAAAACATCTAACTAATTGTACATCTATGGAACTGAAAGAATTCATCAAGACGGCACTGACTGACATTGTCACAGCCGTAAAAGAAACACAGGAGAGTGTTCAAGAATTTGCAACCATTGCCCCTATCACAGAGGCTGGCAACAAGGTTACACACATTAAGACTCCAAATGGATATGCCGATATATCTAACATTGATTTTGATGTGGCAGTTACTACTGAAGCAACAGAAGGTGCAGCCAATGGCATAAAAGGAGGAATAACCGTTGCAGGAGTGTTTAGCATTGGTGGAAATGGTAAAGAAGAAACGGCTGAGAAATACCAAAATGTATCAAGGATAAAATTCACAATACCTGCATTACTTCCTCATGCGTCCTCACTTGATGAAGAGGTTGTAGTAAAAGACGGAGCAAGACATAAGGGCATCACTCGTCGCGAATTTCAGAATATGAGCGACCAGTAATTGCAGTGAAGGCATCTTCTGCACAATTGTATGCACCACAACTTGTGCTTTCGTGCTTCAAATAGGCAAAGACCAGTCGTGTGTACAATCTGCGATAATACCAAAAGCGTATGTGTTTAAGTATCTTCTTCATGTGGACAAAGTTAGTGATAGTAGAACAATGAACGATTTTAAGTTTTGGAATGGAGGTTGCACGGAGGACGAATTCTATGCTGAACTGAAAGATGCTGCATGGAATATCCTGCATGAAAACCCCGGAACAGATTTCGGGGATTGGCAGATGATGCTCATCGAGCAGTACCCGACGGAAGTAGTGGACGCATTGGGCACCAACCCTCCTGAAGTCTTTGCGGAACTTTCCGACTGGTGGGACAGCATGGACTACGACGATGGAGTGTTGGAGATACCGCACACATTTCGGGAATGGGCAGAGTATTTCGCCACCGAACGCTCCGTGGAACTATACGACCTACTTGTTGAGGCGAAACGCAAATAAGGCGTTTTAAGCGTCTGTTTTCGTCAATACAATAAAACCCTCATCCGAGCACATAAAGTTCGTCAGAGGGGCAAAATAACGGCTCAGGACGGCATTGTGATGCCGGAGCCAGAGTCGCACAAACAAATGAGATTAGCACGATAAGATTAGTTAATTCACCTCTTTTGATAGAGACACTTACAAATTCTTCAAAAGTCCCTCATAATGAGAGGGTGAAATCAGCTGCGCAGGCTGCTGTTGAGGAATAATAGCAAATATTTGACTCTCAATAAATTAAGTGGAAAGTCCTTGTAACAGAGGACTTTCCACTTAATTCGTTTTTAGCGGAAGTACCACTGAAATGC